TGATTAATAAATTAAATTTAAAATAATCATTGACATGCATACGTACCTTACGTATTATGGATTTAGTTTAGGGTAGAAAGATAGTGGGGATGAGAGAGATAACTATTAGATAAGGAGTAGAGAAATGGTAAATCGAAAAGGTAAAATGATCGTGTTTGAAGGTATTGATGATTCAGGCAAGACAACCCAAGCAACATTATTAGGGCGGCATTTTTATTTAACCAACAAGTTATGGTGTAGTACATTTGAACCAACTCATGGATGTATTGGAAAAACAATTCGCAAAGTATTGCATGGCGAAGAATGTATGGACGAATACGCTCTATCATTATTATTTAGTGCTGATAAATGTTATCATGTTAATAATATGCTTTTATCTATTGACTCATCTAATATCATTATATGTGAGAGATTCCAAATAGAATTGATTTCAATAGACAACATCGTGATAGATATAAAAGTTTAGATATTTTAAAAAAAGTACAATCCTCATATAATAAAATTATAGATTCTTTATCAAAAGAAGAAAGAAAAACAACATTTATTATCAATGCTAATAATTCAATAAATGAAGTACAGAAAGATGTATATAATATCACTAAACAATTTATTCTAAAACAATAGGAGTACTACTATGCATTTATTTCTAGATAAAAATAAATATAAAGATATTGATAATAATAATGAAACATTTAAAAATAAAAATATTCATAATTTAGTTATTAGAAAAACCAATAGCGTTAGACAACAAAGGTATGTTTTAAAGAATTTTAATGAATGGAAGCAGGCACAATTAGAGAAATATGGATATGATAAAGATGGGTATGATGTTTTTGGGTTTAATGCAATTGGATATGATAGGGAAGGATATGATGAAGATGGATATGATGTAGATAAATTTGATAAGAATGGATTTGACAAAGATGGGTATGATGTTAATAAGGAAAAATGGAGTAAAATATATGTTCAATCTAACCAACCATCACTGTATAGATGGCCATCTTAATAAAGAGATTTATAATAATGAATAATAATAAAGAAATAGTTGATAAGATACAATATATTATAGGTATTTTAGATGTATCAAAAGAATCAGTATCTAAAATATTTGGAGTTTCAAAAAGAACATTAGAAGGATGGTATATGGGTAGAACACCATCCAAACAATCGGTTATGATAATTAATTTAATATATAATATATTCAAAAAATCGGAGAATAAATTATGAACTCATTTTATACTGATATGTCAAATGAAGTTTATCATGCTTCTGATGGTATATCCAAATCAATGTTAGATCTAATACATATTGATCCAACATTGATAGAATGGTCTAAAAAATGTCCTATTCAAACAACAAAAGCATTTCAATTTGGAACATCGTTGCATGCTTATTTGCTTGAATATAAATTGTTTTGTAAAAATTATATTCAAGCACCCATTATAGATAAAAGAACTAAAATGGGCAAAGAAATATGGAATAAATTTTTAAAAGAAAATGTTGATAAAACAGTTTTAAATTCTGAAGATTATACAAAAATAATAGATATGGGAAAGAGTGTATTGTCACACCCAATAGTCAGTGAGTTATATAAACGAAAAATATATACAGAATGCTCACTATTTACATACCAACCAGATGTAGCATTATTACTAAAAGCAAGACCAGATATGGTATCAAAAGACAAGAATGATAATATAATTATCATAGACATCAAAACAATTGATGATATTGATAATATACAACGGAATATAGTTAAGTATAGATATCATGTACAAGCTGCTCATTACATGTCTGTTTTATTTCATAATAAAGAAATTAATTTAAAAATAAATAATCAATTTAAGTTTGTTTTTATATTTATAGCAAAGAAAATGTCTGGTGGAAAATATCCTGTTCGAGTAGTGTCTTTAGATAAAAAAAGTATAGACATAGGAATAGAAGAAATTACGATAGATCTTTACAATTATTCTAAATTTAAAAAACAAGAAGATAAAAACACAATACCATTGATTAGTTTACCTAATTGGAAAATAAAGGAGCGTGAAAATAATGCTTAAACCTATAGAAAAAAAATCAGTAAATAGATTTGCGGCATTAGTGATAGGACAATCTGGAATTGGAAAAACATCATTAATGAATACGATATTAGGAAAAACTTTTAATGATAAAACAAAAGAATGGGAGGGTGATATTAATGATGAACAAATATTTGTTCTATCAGCAGAAGCTGGATTATTATCGGTAAGAAATCTTATAAATGAAAATTTAGTATCAGGGTTTGAAATCAATACGATATCAGATGTATATGATGCAGAAAAAGCCTTCTCTTCTCCTGAAACATTAGAAAAATTTAAAGATAAAAAGTTTTGGCTATTCATTGATTCATTAACAGCAATTGCGGAAATTTGTGAAAATGAATTAAAAACCAAATACAAAAATTCTAAAGATACTTGGGCTATGTGGGGGGAATATGCTGATATAATGATACAAATCATTAAAAAATTTAGAAGCATGAATCAGTGTCATGTAATATTTACTGGACTAGAAACTATCGATAAAGATCAGGATAATCGAAGATATGCAGCTCCTGCATTAAGTGGAAAAAAATTACCTGTTTTATTGATATCACTTTTAGATGAAATTTTTTATATGTATAAGATTAAAGATGATGATGGTGTGAGTAAAGTGGTATTAAACACAAGTACAAGTCAATACTATCCAGCCAAAGATAGATCTGGAAAGCTAAATAGTATAGAATTACCAAATCTATTAGTTATTAAAAATAAAATTATTGGGGAATGAATATTAAAGACCGTAGAACCATGTACTTTAAACTAACAATAAACAAGGAGAAATCGAATGGCATTAATTAATCAAAACCTAGAAACAGTAGAAGAATCACAAGTATTAAAGCTATTAATTCCAGGTGAATATGAGTTGATTGTAGAAAATTCAGAAATTAAAGAGGGCGCAAAAGGAGAATATATAGCTTGGACATTTGATGTGATAGGTCATCCCAACAAAATATGGGATAACATGTCCTTGGGACACCCTATTGGTCTAAGTAGATTAAAGTCGTTGGCAATAGCCTGTAACCATCCAACTCCAAATTTTGTAACAGATACAGAAGAATTGCATGGAAAATCTTTTTTAGGAATCATTAAAATTGTAAAGGATAAAAATAAACAATTTGATGATAAAAATGGTATTCAATCTTTTAAAAAATTGAATGATGATCCTACCGTAACTATTACAGATCAAGTGGACACTGCTCCGGTACAAATGCCATGGGATAATAAATAATTTATAGATTAATGATAATTGGTATGATTATCATTTAAACTTTACAGTATGGAGTTCTGATAAAAAACACTTTGCCAGAACTCCATACTTTCATAATTAAAAAAAAGGATTAAATATGAAATTCGATAAATATAAATACGATAAAGATGGGTATGATAGGTTTGGGTATGATGAAGAAGGGTATTATAAATATAGATATGATGAAGAAGGGTATGACGAAGAAGGGTATAATAATGATGGATATTATAAATATAGATATGATAAAGATAGTTATGATGAAGATGGGTATGATGAAGAAGGATATAATAAAGATGGATACAATAAAAATAGGGATTATAAATATAGATATAATACAGATAGATACAATAAATATGGATATAATAAAGAAGAGTATAGTGTTTTTGGATTTGATATAGATGGATATAATGGAGATGGATATAATAGAGATAGTTATCATAGAAATAGTTGGAGATGATAAGATCTTTCACATTTTAAATATTAACGAAAGGGATTAGCTATGAAATTTGATGAATACAGGTATGATGAAGATGGATACGATAACCATGGTTATGATAAACATGGTTATGATAAATATGGTCATGACGAAGATAGTTATTATAAAGATGGGTATGATAAGAACGGTTACGATAGAGATGGATACGATAAATATGGTCGTAATAAATATAGATATGATGAAGATGGATATAATAAAGATGGGTATAATAAAAACGGATTTTATAGATATGGAGTTTATAAATATGAATATGGTGTAAAATAATTGTACTCACATTATATATATGAGGGTGAGTAAAATAAAGGTTACTATGATAGAATTAAGAGATTATCAAAAAAGTTGCATAGATACAATCATACAATTGATACCAATACAAAAAAATATTTTAATTCAAGCTGCAACTGGTGCTGGTAAAACTATAATATTTTCACAACTATGCAAAACATTGCTTGAATCAAGTCCTAATATTAAGATATGTGTTGTGGTACATCTAAGAGAGGTTGTTGATCAAAACGTTGATCAGATGTCCTTGATGTGGGAATCTATAGCACCAATTAGTGTATGTTGTGCTACAAGTAAACATAAAAATAGTTACGATCAAAATATACTGGCGGGTAGTATTCAGAGTATTTCAAATCGTATTGAAATATTGCCAAGATTTGATTTGTTAATTATTGATGAAGCTCATAGAATACAACCAATAAATCAAAATGGATCATATCCAAAATTGATAAAACATTTGCAATTAAAAAATGATAAATTGCGTATTGTAGGTTTCACTGCAACGCCATATAGATTAGGTCATGGTTATATATATGGAAGTAACAAAAAGCAATCTAATGAAAATCTATTTAATACATTATCTTATTATATTGGTATTAAAAAACTAATTGAAAAAGGATTTTTATGTGATTACAAAATAAAATGTTTAAAACGTATTGACACAGAATTAGAATCAGTTAAAATACAAGGAGATTATAATTTAAAAGATTTAGAATCAATAGTTACAAGTGTGATACATATGGAATCTATTGTCTATGCAATAAATGATTACTGCATAGAGAGAAAAAAGATTGTTATTTTTTGTACCACTATTCAGCATGCTAAAAAATTAAATAGTTTATTAATTAAAAACAATTTAGTTTCTTCTGTTATACATTCAAAAATGCCATTATCGCAACAAAGTTTTATTTTAAACCATTTTCGTAATGATAAACTTAGAATTTTATGTAATGTTGGTATTTTAACAGAAGGATTTGATAGCCCAGAAATAGATTGCATTATTATGGATCGTGCTACAAAATCAATTGCACTATATATCCAAATGTGTGGACGAGGATTAAGAATTGCAAATGGTAAAAAAGATTTACTTATTCTTGATTTTGCTAATAATTGCATAGAACATGGTGATATTGTTGATCCTCAAGTAATTGTGCCCACATCATCTGGATTGATAACAAGTGATCCAGTAGTTAAAATATGTGATCAATGCTTTAGTGTTATATCAATAGGATTTAAAAAATGTCCTGAATGTGAATACATCTTTGAGATGATAAGAAATAAAAAAGAAGTTATAAATGATAAATTACAATTGCATAATTATAAAGATATAAAAAAAAATAATTATGAAAAACATATAGTATCAATAGAAACAATTGATATTACAAAAATAATTTCTAAGGCTGGAAATGAAATGTTGAAGATATCTTTATACTGTTCAGAGAATAATAATACTTTATACGTTAATGAATTTTTAGATATTGAAGGTAATGCATCTGCTTGGGGATACCAAAAAGCTATATCTTTTTGGAAGGATATAGTTAAAACTGACTATCCAAATACAGTAGAAGAAGCTATGAGTCGGTATGGAGAAATAATAATGAGCCTACCTAATAAGATTGAAATTAAACAAAAAAACAAATGGTGGAATGTTTCCAATTGGAATATATAAATTAATTTTATATAATATATGTAATAATTTATTTAATGAGAAAAGGGGGATAAAAGTATGAGTAAAACTGATAAACTTAATCCAGACTATTATAATAATCATCCATCAGGTATAGAATGTATTCAGATAACAGAACACATGGATTTCCTTACTGGCAACGCTATAAAATATCTATGGCGTGCTGGTATGAAGGGTGATAAAATAAATGATCTCGAGAAAGCAAAATGGTATATTCAGAGAATAATTGATAAAGAAGATATGTGTGAAGATGATGAAGATAATACGACTGAATTAGAAGGTGAAAACATATCTAATTTCTGTAAACATGTAAATACATCCTTTAATGAAATATAGTAATAATAATGAATGATTTCATTAAACCTGAAGGAATACTTCAAGATATTATGGATTATATTGATAGCAATTCAGCAGTTTCCATACCATTTTTTAATCTGGGAGCAGCTATTACATTTTTAGGATCAGTTCTAGGGCAAAGAGTTCAGACTGAGACTGGATTGCGAACTAATATATATTCTATTTCTTTAGGATATTCCGGAACAGGAAAAAATGCACCATTTGGAACAATCCCTAAACTATTAACTGATACAGATGCAAAAACTATTTTAGGACCTACAGAACTAACATCTTCTGCGTCAATTCTAAAATGGATATCCACAGATAATCAACAAGTGTCATTATTAATGATTGATGAAATAGGATTACTTCTTAATGGTATAAAAAATCCTAATTCATTTGCAAGTGACCTACCTCGTATATTAATAAAGTTATTTTCATCAACAGATCGTGGAGAAATAAAAGGATATGCCACTGGTGATTCCGTAATAATACCATGGCACCACTTGTCTTTCTATGGAGCATCAACACCGGAAAGATTTTGGGAGTCATTAACTATGGGAGATGTGACAGATGGGTTTTTAGCACGAATTTTATTGTGGGAAAATCATGACGATGCCCCACTACCTAAAGATAGTATTTGTTTTAAAGATAGTAAATCATTAACTTGTGAACTTAATAAGATTATTACAAATTATCCAATTATTAAAGTTAAATATATTCCACAACCAAGAATTATACCAAAATCAAATAATGCAACTAAATTATTAAAAAAATTCTCACTACGATATCATGGTTTAAAGAATAAAAATAAAACAAATCAATATGGATTACCATCTATATATGGGAGAGCAGCAGAACATGTTTCAAAGATTTCACTTATACATGCAGTCTCTAATGATTTTAGTACATCAGTTGTAACATCCAAATCTATTATATGGGCCACTCAATTGATTGATTACATCATTTTAAACACTACAAAACAAATAAAAGAAAATATTTCTGAAAATGAAATTGATAGATTGAAACAAAAAATGATTAGATGGATTAAAAGTCAAGATAAAGGATCTACTATGAGAGAAATTCAACGATCACCAGGAAGAGGGTTATTGTCTAAAGAATTAAAAAATATTATAAATTCACTACTATTATCAGGAGAGATTGTTGAAAAAAAAGAAGGAAGGGTTGATAAATTTTTTATTCAAAATGAATCTTAAAATAAAAAGAAGGTAACAAATGATTGGATACGACAAAGATGGCTATGATAAAGACGGATATGATAAGAATAATTACGATAAAGATGGATACGATGAATATGGATATGATAAAGATGGGTATGACAAACATAAGTATGATGAATGTGGATACGATGAAGATGGTTATGATAAAGATGGGTATGATGAGAATGGTTATGATAGAGATAGGTATGATGAGAATGGAAAACATAAGAATAGTTTTATAAAAACATGGAAAAGAATTTATTTTAAAGAATAATAAACTAAGTATTGACAGTTTAATTATAACACCATATAATACTAATTAAATTTATTCTAATATAGAAACAAGGAGAAATTCAATGTATTCAGTAGCTAAAAACTTTGCAGCATGTAAGGTTGATAAAACACACGGTAGGGGAAAGTCCATAGTAACGATCACTAAACACGGAATGCTTGCTTTCAATAAAGTGTTGCAGAATGAATTTGAACTCATTAATTTTAAATTTATTCAAATTTTGCATAATACTGATCAAAAAGTACTATGCTTTTTATTTTCCAAGAATGATAAAGAAGGTTTTAAATCCCTTGGTGAAAGTAAGGATAAATTCAGCAACATTAATATAACTTCAGCATTAAAAAAGTGCGAAATTAATTATTCTATATCTAAACGATATCTTCCATTGATTAATAAACAAGAGAATGCAATTTTTATTGAATTGAACAGTGGAGAAGATTGTTCTAGGAACTATCAAAGAGTAAAAGATGTAGACAAAACAGTTGTATAAAATTTATTATATAAAAACATCCTATGATTTAATATAGGATGTTTTTATATAATTATAGCTTAAGTGTGTTTTTTAGTTAAACTATTATATCCAATTTTTTTCTCTATTGCTATAATATCCTCTCTATTTGCTGCAATAGCATCTCTATTTACTGTGATAACCTCTGAAAATATATCTAATGTTGTTAAAATTGCTCTAATCTCATCTTCAACAGTTTTTACTATAATTGTTTTTTCATCACCCATTTTCTACTCCTTTTATTATAAATAATTTGACTATCTTTAGTGTACCATACCAGTCCCATAATTGTACACCAGTTATCTCTCTCATCCCCACTATCTTTCTACCCTAAACTAAATCCATAATACGTAAGGTACGTATGCATGTCAATGATTATTTTAAATTTAATTTATTAATCA